GTAAAGCATAATTGAGCAAAGAATTTCTTGTAGTTGGATTCCACAAAGTTTTTCCTCTAGCTAATAATGTTTCAATATTATTCAATTTCATTTGAAGAAGTTTAATAGAATCATCTTCGAACTGAATAGTTCCTTTTAGAGATCTTCTTCTATCCAGTTGAATTAACATTTCTGTTCTCGAATAGTTTCTTGAAAAGCATTCTATTAGAGTGTTAAAAGCTCCAACTCTCTTTCTAGCAGGAGCTAAGAACTCAACTGTTGGTTCTCTAGATTCCATGTTTAAGATAAAACTAACAAATTCCATTAAGGAGATCTCACCAAAGGTTTCTTTGAAAGCAGACAAAGTATCATGAAACGTGTCCTTGATCCAGGGAAACTCAGTTCTATAAGTTTCTAATGATGAAACATAAACAGACCTAGATGTTCTTGGATTTGACTGAAACCAAAGAACTGACAGAACATCCTTGATCGGAGACAGATTCTCAATTCTAGACTTGGGAAGTCTAACTTTAAATTTCATTCGCCTATATCTTTCTGTATGTTGAACAGCAGTCAAATTGAACAATTTGTCGGATAATTTATCATATAAATCCATCTGAGGAAATTGAGCATAAGTAAAAGTGAACTCAGACTCATTCATGTAGCCAAGCTTTTGAATTAGAAAACTTGTTAAATATGTTAAACTACATTTAAATTTAGCATCTTTAGTGGAAACAGAAATACAAGGCTTATTCAATATGTAAGAAGCCATAGCATGCTGTTTGCTTCCAGAATCAAACGAGAATGATTTTTCAGCCCCAGGAGCGTGTGCTTTAACTAATATTTTAATCTTTTCTTCTTCAATAAAAGAAGATTGTCTAAACATAAATTCGGGATCTTTTAAAATTTCCTGTTCTACTTGTTCTAAAGTCGTCTTAATTTCTTTGTTGATGAATTCAAAGTATTTATGAGAATCTCCTACTCTCATCTTTACACTGTATGATTTGCCACCAATATCAGTACTCTCACCAATTAACGATTTCCTGGATAAGACTTCTGAATTCCTAGTATAAGTGAACTTTTTAAGATTATAATACTTTGTGTGTTGATATCCTAGGGATGTGCATGTTTTAGCATCTGATAAGAAATAAAACCAACCAATTGGGTGTTTAATCGTAGCTATCTCTTGCAAAATCCTATAAAAGATATCTGGCCTTGTTGACATTAAACCCAAACAATCGTAATGATTAACCAAACACAAGAACTGAATATCGTTTGCCACAACCGTAGAACAACCATTACCAATCAAATCATTAATTAAGTTATGATCCTGCAGTTGCCTTTCTACTGGACTTGAAGACATTTTATATTGCATAGCAGCAAAAGACCATTTGATTTTAGGAGTCAACATAGTGTTTCTAAAAAACCAAACTGAGTTAAATTCACAAACTTTGGTTAAATTTCCAAGAGTAGATTTCTCATTTGATAATTGAGCTGTAAACAGAGGATATGAAGCACGAAGTAGGCTACTAGTCCAGGTCAAAAAGATTAAAATCTTCTTATGCAACAGATTATCTCCTCTTTTGAAAATGATTGTAGAAATTCTGGTAGCATCATCTGAACTACAAAGCGTAGTTGTGATAATTTTCACTTCTTTACCAAATCTAAATTCAGTAAGTCTCTCTAACCACTTTGAGAATAATAACAGATGACCAGCATGAATTAATGAGCTTGTATAATGTAAGATGCCTTGCATAAAGTTGCTTCGATTCTTTAAAAACATTGAAAAACCATTATTAAGATCAATCTTATCAGTCTGTCTAAGAAATTGCCTCTGAAATTCATTCATTCCTTCATCATGTAATGATGTTGTATCTTGATGAGAGAAAATCATATCCAAAAGAGCTTTAGGCATTTCTAACCTCTTAAAAGTGAATTCATTGAGAATGCTTTGAATTGTATTGTCCATTTTTGGCCAAAAATCTCCAAAAATTTCGTGAAACATGATAGAGAATACTGGCATAACAAATCGCTGACACCATGTAGTCGCATCTGCAGAATCAGAAACAGTCTCAGACAAAGTTGATTTTCCTGAGATTTTATATTTTGTCTCAGATGATACTTTTCCATAATGATGTGTGATGGCATTCAGTTTTTCTGTTCCTTTAGTGAGATACTCATTTGGCATTAATTCGCACAAGGATCTAGATATGGTTTCTAAGAAGTTGACAACAACTCTAGCATGAATATATAAAACAAAAATTTCTCTGATACCAGTTAATTGGTTTTTCTTAAAGAGATTAGCAATTAATCCTCCATGTTTCTTAAATAATTTAAACAACTTTTGGAAAGAAGAAAAAGGACATCTTCCTTTTGCTCCAATTTCTTCCATCAGATCCAGAATGGATGACAAACATTTTCTTCTTTTCTTACTTTCATAACCGAAAAATGGTAAATCACCTGTTGTAAATGCAGAATATTCTGCAGAAGCTTTGAAAGTCGCAAGTTCTTCATAACAAACATTAGATAATTTTGTTAGAATCAATTCTTTGAGAGCTGAGTTGGATAAACCAGAATTGATGATCTTTGTCTTGATAGTTCGTCCTATCATTTTTATGTGAGGAACAGAAAATTCATGACTACTAAGATCAGATGGTTTCAAGTCCTTCCAATTAGTTTCCAAGGGTTTGTATCCCATCCTATACATAGAAGAAAATTCTGGTCTCATTTTGATTTCTTCTTTCATAATTTTAGAGAAGATTTTCCAATAACCTTGTTTCTCTTCACTTTTATCTTTTTCATGGAAAACTCCCATATATGATAAGTTTAGAGCTTCTTCATAAGTTTTCAATGGCTTCATTGAGATAAAAGAAATTATTCCATGTACCTGATCTTGAGATAGTGGTATTTTCACATCATCAATAATATCTTCATCATCAGTGTCATAGTCTGAATCATCCTCTTTTTCAAAAACATTTTGAGCTACTAATAAATCCTGTTCTTTCTTATTTTGAATCATGATTTTAAATGAGACTACAATTTTCTTCATAAAGAAAAGAATCAGTCTATTTCTGAGAATTGTATCAAATTTAGTTATAACCTTAAAAGGATCACTATTAGTTGGTACTGTTGTGAGTAGATCCATGTACATATATCTCACATTCTGTAAAGGACTAGATGTTTTCTCCTTATTTTCAGCAGAAATCAAAAGAGAGGAAAGAACTTCTTGGTTAAATCGGAAATTACGATTAACTTCTGGTCTTTCTCCCGCAATATCAGTAAAAGTGAAATAAGTAGATAAGAATTTTGTCATAATGCCAACCATCATAGAAAGATCATGTCCTCTGGTGCTGAGAATGGGAGAACAATAATAATTTCCAAGATCAATCATAGGAGAAAATGGTAAAGAAACATCTTCAATCATATCATCTTTTCTAACTAAGAAACTAAAGAAACTGTGTTTATTACTACCAGTGTTTTTCATAATCATGGGAAAACCATATAATCTATTATAAGTTAAGATCCACTCTCTTCCTCTTGTAGGCTTCCTAATATTAACATTCAATTCTGATGCAGTGGAAGTCATAATTGATAACATTCTACCAATTTTAGTTTTTAAGAACATTCTAAACTTTTCAGAGCTAATATTATCAATTTTATCAAAATACTGAGTGTATAAAGGTATCATAGCTTTTTCAATTGGATTGGTTTCTCCTGGATACTCATCAAACAAATCTTTTCTATTGATAAAATTTTCAATATCACTAACATCAGTATCCCATGAAAATCCTTTCTTTCTCTTGGTTTCCTCTTCCTGAATGACTCCATTATCAGAATACTTCTTAGCATTTACTCCTCTTGTAGCAAAGAAAAGTTCAGTGTCATATGGAAGACTAGCTTTAATCCTACCTCTTTGAGTGAATCCCTCTTCTCTGTACTTCTTAGCTGTGTTAATATTATACTTAGCTTCTGTCATTGTTCTAAGATTTTCTAAATTATCATTTTCAAAATCGTCTTGAATCATATTATTCATGTTCATTCTGACTTCATTCCACAACTGACCATAAGGACCATCTCCATACTCAATTGGAGGCATAGAGTCTATGTATTCACTCATAGTTTCTGATATAGGATCAGCTAAGAATAATGGAAAAGGAACAACTGGCTTTTTATCATTCCTTAAATCTTCTGGATCAATAAAATTCTTTTGAATAAAAGAATCAATATCAAACATCTCATAATCAGAACTTGTTCTTTTCTTAAAATCATCAGATGCATCCTCTAGAACTCCACTTAAATAATTTGGAATCTCAACTTGATCATAATCATTCAAGGTTTCTCTTGAAACGAATAATGGATCATATATATCAACATCTTCATAATTAATCTCATCAAAAAGGTTTTGTTCAATC